GCTAGTTGTCAGAGCTAAAGAGTCTAAATGGCTACGAACTTGGGCATCAATAGCCTTTTGAGAGTTGTAAGCCTTCTCTACAGTACCACGACCCAACAAGCGATTAGGAACTGTATCGTCCTGATAAGCAAGGATTGGGCGGTCTTTCATCATGTATGGATTCTTCTCTGCCTTGAGAAGTGTTCCATCATTGGCAATCACGACAATTGCTTCGACCAGATCGGCATATTCGTCTTGGGTAGAGTCTTCAGGAAATAAATCCTCGACTTCACCATCTTCGTTTTCCAGTTGGTCAAGATACTCACGAGGAACCAGACCATAGTAGGTCAAAAGTTTAACTTTATCGTCTTCGTATTGGCTAATCTCTTGGGTAGGCTCTAAGTCCGTATCCATTGAGTCTGTGCCAATCTTTACCTTACGATAAATGCCATCTTCTTGGCCTTTTACGACCTTATGAATCGAGACATACTTCTCAATAGCAACACCCATACAGTCATCAACAGATGTGCCGTTAGGGTCAAACAAGAAGTTACGAGGGTTAACAGGAACAATCTTTACTGCGATGCGGTCTTGCTCGACAACACCAATAGCGGCTTGCGTTTGACCAGGAATAGGCTGTGTTGCAGGAACATAAACTTTCTCTGTTTTGACAACAATCTCACCGATACCAGTGCCGTAAATCTCAGCCAACAACTCAATTTGGTCAATAGATTTGCGAATCTTATCAACCTTAAAGTCTTCCATCAGTTGAGCTTTGATAGCCGCAACATCTAAAGGATTGTTGTTTACATCACGAATGTCGTCTTGGATGTCAAAGAACTCACCTTGACCAAAGATAGCCTCCATGATCTCGGCATGGCGGGTTTCTACAGCTTGTTGGGTAGCGGGGGTAACGATTCGGCTTCTCTCAGATTCACGAGTACGGTCTTGAACGTCCCATTCACCATTAAAGATGCGCTCATACTCAAGCCATTCAGGCAAGTAGTTGGTATCACGATAATCGCGCCAGCGGTCACAATGGTCGACAACAAAAGAGACAATCTCTTTATCGCTGTCACTTGGTTCGTCAAACTGAGAAAATTGTTCGTCCATCATACCCCCGATATTACATCCATTGGTTCCCAATCCTCGCTATCATCTTCTTCCATGTACGAAGTGACAGCAAGTTGGTCAACATAACTGAGGGCATCTGGTAGGTCATCATGGACACCTTGGGCGGGGAACAACAACAGTTGATCTACAAAATCATCCCAGTCTCCCTCAGAATTTAACACAATTCTGCCATGCTCGAACCTACCTTGTAAAGCCCAGATGATTCTGTCTGCTTTTTTTCTATTCCCATGCGTCAAATCAACGATATGAGCATACACGTTGTTCTTTCTCATAAGGTCGCTCAAGTAGGGTAAAACAGCGTTCTTTAACGCCCCCCTCTCTATCCCCACTGAAATAGGTCGGTAATCCCTAATTGCCAACAAAATCTTAGAGGCGGTCTCACGTATATCCCATCTCCCATGAATAATCTCTTTGACAAACCACTTGCCATCGTCTGTAACCTTAACCACACAGATAGCGGACTCATCCAGACGCTTCTTAGAGTTAGCAGCTTGTTTGGCAACCTCTTCAAATCCAGCTAGGTCAATCGCAATATAGTAAGAACCATAGTCAGGCTCCGTACCAAATTTGATCCACTCTTCCTTGAAAATATCGCTTCCCGCATTGGAAAAAGAAGCCATGTACTCTTGTTTAAAAGCAAAGGTACTCAGGGTCTTCTTGGCGGATTCAATCTCTTTAGGGTCGATCAAAGGGTTATCTGCGGTTGTAAAGTGCCAAGACTTCCAATCCTCATCATCACCATTCTCACCTAACTTAAACAGATCATAGAAAAAATTTCTTCCCTTTGGAGTTCCTATGAATAAGGCTCTTCCTCGTTTATCAGATAAAGACGCTCGGATAACCTGCTCCCACGCTTCAGGCTTAATGTCTGCTACCTCGTCTAGTACGGCATAAGTCAAAGACACACCACGAAGGGTATCGGGTCTGTCAGCACCACGAACATAGATTCTTGCTCCGTTTATCAGAGTGATGTCTAAGTTATTCACATGACTGCTCTGAATTACCTCTCTGCCAAGGTCTAACAGCAAGTCCCAGATAATCTGCCTTGACTGTCCCATAGTAGGGCTTACATAGAGTACAGCAGAGCCTTGTGGACACTTTAAACCCTCAATCAACAAGGTAACAGCCGCCATCCTAGACTTACCACAGCGACGACCAGCAGCCACTACCTTAAACCTCGTGGTATCCTTGAAGACTTCTTGTTGCCAAGGTAAGAGAGAGAAATTAAGGTCTGCCATCAAAATACTCCATCTTGGTAGGTTTAATGGTTATGTAGTCCCCATCCGCCCAAACGCCCTCATCTTCTAAGATTTGAGTCACCAACTTCGTAATCTTATCTTTTGGCACTAACAACGCTTGTGTCTCCAAATACGATGGCCTGTTAACAGTAACAATCCAATTACTCATATTTAGCCTCCACATCTTCTGCTTGGTCAATTATGGTCGGTTCTTGCCCCAACCCTGTAATGTTAATCGTTACAGCAGACCTCTGACTCTTATCCTTCTCAAACATACTCACTGGTAGTGTCCTGTCTAAACACATCTTTAAAGCCACCAATTGATGCGGATGCTCGTCATTCAATGCTATCTCTATCACCTTCTGAGCAACATCCTTACCCCCTGACCTAATCATCAACTCCTTAAGCTCCTTTAAGCGTTGATGGTCAGTCTTAGGCAATACAGCAGGAGGGTTATCAGCAAACCTCTGTATCGTCATCTTTACAGAACCCTTTGGTCTTCCTCTTCCTCGTTTTAGAGTCGTTTCCATATTACCTTTCGTTTTAGCTTTTTCAGAATGGTGGAGGCTTTTATCCTATTTTCCTTTTTTCGGAATCTAGGAGGCTCCATCAATCTCTTCACCCTCACCCTACCCCCTCCCCCCCTATCAACCCAACACACCTAGGGGAAACCCTAACTCTCTAATCGTTATGAGTCATAACTAAATTGGTTATGTTTTATAACTAACTGTGGGAGAGAGTGAAGCACCATTTCTAGGGTACTTGTTTTACTGTTTGGCATTGTGTTCCCTTATCTGTTCCCTATTGTTTCTCTTACCTTACCTACAATAGATTGATCTTCATTGGGGCTGCTTGTTTACTCGCGGATTCAATCGTAACCAATGCGATCTGATCTAAGGGGTTGTCTGCCCTGTATCCTATGGAATGGAGATGCTGATAAATGGCTAAGAGGTTTTCAAAACCCTTAGTGATGTTCCCATGTCCAGCGGCTAATAAGATGTTTCTCTTGGGGTTGTCTAGTTTTCTGCGAAACTGAACTGTATCGATCTGAGGGTAACGACCAGGCATGTTATTTTCCCCAAAAAATTTATTTATTTAATTATTGCATACTTTAATTCTAAGGGTAAATACTTATAGGGTTTTGGAGGGGTCAATAGAATCAACGACTTACAAGAGTTGGCACGATTCTTTCGCGCTATATATGTGAGAGGGTCGAAAAAATGCTCTCTCTTTTTATCAACTCAATAGGTGTCAACATGAAACAATTTGAATATCAACTAATAAACAAAACAACGGGTAGAGCAGAACATGCTCGAGCAACGGCTAAAACGGCTGACATAGCTCGTTTACAGATCGTCCTAATGTACGGGCGTCAATTTGAGGTCTTAGAGCTTTACAGCAACGTTAATCCACCTCACCACGTCTTAGGTGAGATCGACTGCTCAGATTTTCCAGATTCTGACATTCAGTGGCTTATCAGTGAAGTTGCAAAACAAGAGGTTACAGCATGAAAAACACTCTCTTAGACCTCTTATCTGTCCTTATCATTGCTTCATTGCTTTGCATTGGGCTATTGGCTTATTTTGACGTTTTGGTCAAATAATCTTTTTTTTCTTTTTATAGGTGTTCACATGAAAATTATCGTTCACGTTCAAGGCAACTCTGAGAAAACGTTTGCTTCTATCAATGAAGCTCTATCGTTTGCCCGTTTGCAAGTGTATGCAACTCAAGCGACAATTATTAGGGCTTTTGATGCTTTGCAAGATGGAAACCTTGCACAATGGAATTATGGGTTTTCCTCAGTGGCGGTATATCCTGAAAACTGACATTCCAGCGGGTAAGCTCACGGGCTGGGCTTATTCGATGCAATGTTGCATCATTCAACTCAATAGGTGTTCAAATGAAATTCTCCATTCAACGCAAGTCAATCCGTGCAATGCTTCACTTAGCAGCTAAAAAGGATATCCGATACTACTTGCAAGGGGTTAACGTGGTGCGCGACAATCGCGGTACATACTTAGAAGCCACTGACGGGCACGTTTTAGGCCGTTTATTGATTGACGGGATCAAGTCAGACACAAAATTAAACGTTGTTTTGCCTACTGATGCACTCTTAAAACTCAAGGGAACAAAAAAACAAGGCGAAGAGTGGTTGCATTTTGACGTCAACGGATTGTCAGTAGAGTGCATCGATTCTCAATCTACAACCCGCTTTTCCGCCCATGATGCACGTTTTCCTGATGCTGACCGCGTTATTCCGATAGTTTTCAAGGATGAAGATGTAAAACCCGCAACATTTAACCCTGATTTACTGGTGCGTTTTGTTGATGTCAGTGAAGATTTATATGGGAAACGTCAAATACCTCATGTTTTGCAGCGCGGTACTCAATCGGCTATTGTCAGTTTTCCAAAATTTGACGATTCTTTCATCGGGGTTATCATGCCCATGCGCGAAGATGGTACGGCTCGCGTGCCCTCATGGTGCTATACACCCTCAGTAAAACCCGTAGAAACGACAGAAACGGCTTAATTTCAGACTGCAAAGCCTCTTTTTAGGGGTTTTGTGGCCTGCAATTCGCAGGTTTTCAACATTTAAAAGGTGTCAACATGAAAACTATTGTTTCTTTTTCTGAATTTTCCGATTCTTTCCGCGATATTCGCCCTGATAACTTTTCATACCAGGCGCTGAGAATTCTATTTTCTTATTTTGAACAATATGAAGATGAAACGGGCGAAGAGATTGAACTAGATGTAATCGCTATTTGCTGCGAGTTTTCCGAAGACACTTGGCAAAATATTGCAGATCAGTACGGTTTAGACCTTGAAAAATACGTTTCAGATGAAGACAAGCAAGAGGTTGTTGCAGATTATTTATCAGATCAAGGGGTTTACATTGCCGAAGTAGGCGACTGCATCGTTTACCGTCAGTTTTGAGGGGTTTCATGATCTATGCCACTTTAGCGCTGATTCTGCGAATACTTACAAAACGATAAATTTAAGCCCTCTTCGGAGGGTTTTTCTTTTTGTGCCACCCAACTATGCACCTATGCTAAAAAACGGCTCAAAACTCGTTTAAATCGGTTCTAGAGGCATTTCCAAACCCTTGATTGACTAGGTTTTCTATTGTGTTATTCAGGGCGTCTAATTCATCCATCTTGTAAACCCTCCAAAGCGCTTTAGTTCCATGCAAGCTATTGTGGCAATCACGGCACAAGGCAACCACGCAGAATTGTAGTTTTTGCTTTATGTGATGTGCGTCTGAAACGCCTGGTTTACCGCATACCGAACACGGCAACATTTTTACCCGTCCGATATGCTCTCTTTGCTTTGCCGTTAGTTTGTTGTTCATTGGGTGGCTTTGGCCTCCATGCGGGCATTAAATTGGGTGGTCTGCCAATAGGATACCTTGGCCTGTGCTGCGGTCATCATCCATCGGTAGGTTTCCTCTTGTTGAACGGCTTGTCTTATGCCCTCCAAAATGGCTATGTAATCTGGGTGAGCATAGGCGTAGGTTTCTTGTTTTCCAAGCACTTCGGTTCCAGCTTGTGACATGAGTTGGGCTTTTCTGCTTTTCCTGAATTCCTCTAAATACATTCTGTCGGCCTTGGCTTTGGCATAGAGTGGCGCAGTGTCAATCAAGTATTGAATGGCTTTAGTTGGTTCGTTCATTCGATCTCCATCGTGCATGGGTCTTTGAGCTTGCGAGCAAATTCATAGGCGCGGTCGTAGGCTTTGTCACCAAAAAACACCTCGTGGAAATTCCAACCAAATAGAAATCCCCAAAATCCTTTGCTCTCCACCATCCAACCACCTCGTGGATGCTCTTTAATACGCACTCTCATGTTATTTCCTTGATCTAATGGCTTCTGCACATTTTTTGACTATCTTTAAGCCATAAGATTTATGCGGGCCTAATTGTTTGTCGCACAGCGTTGCACATTTTTCTCTCTCTTGTTCAGCAACTAGAGAAGCAAAGTAAGTCAATTCAGGCAAACTAGGGCCTGCATCAATCCAGTCAACATACCCATTTGATGGGTAGCATAATCCTGCTTCAGTAGCCATTGCGATGATTTCGTCTTTAGTCATTTGATCTCCCGTTCATAGTGGCGGTATATTGGGGCTGGTTCATCTCTACCGCATCGCCTTCCATGCTCGTTGGCCTCTTGTAAAGCCTGAAAAGCCCATTTGCAGTTAGTGCATACCCAATATGGTGGGTTGCCTGGTGCGTCTTTCTTTTGTTCAATCATGCTTGACCCTTAAACTTTAAACCCTCTAATTCCATCGCTTCTTTTAAGTACTTCAACCCAGTTTTCCCAAGGTTTGGTATTCTTTTTATGT